AAGATCCTTTTGATTACGCTGGTTACGAAGAAGAGAACCTTTTAAGAAATAATGTTGAGTATCCTTATGAAATTTTAAATGGTACAGGATGGATAGACAAATTTTATACATTAGATACATTTATCATACACTATGAAAATAAACGTAAAGAACCTAGGTCTGTTTATGGTGATATTCAAATGGAAGGGGATAAAATATATTTAATCTGTGAAAGTTGGGAGGAGTTATCTATATTGTTTAATGACAATGATAGAGATACTGCAGAAAGGGTGTTATCAGAGGATTGGTCAGATTTATATGGTTGGTTTGATGTAGATTTTGATAGTGATGTGTGGGATAACTTAGACGAAAAATCTTTACAACATATAAAAGATTATATAAAAGAAAATGAATTTATTGGTAGAGAATTTGATGGGGTTCCTGGAAGATATGATGAAGACGACCCAGATAGAGATGGGTTAAGGGAAGATATGTTATTAGATAATGATTTGTTGGGTGAGTTAATTGAAAAAGAAAGTATGTTTAGTAATTTACGATCAGAATTGAAAAACTTTTATAGATGGGCATATGAATCTGCGGCAGAAGACGAATTAAGTGGGGATATGATGGAAGAAGTAATTTCAGTTATTGGTTCTAAACCTGAATGGGATATGGTAAAATCAAAAAAAGAAGGTGGTTCTGATAAACATGTACTTAAATTTGATGTGACGGATAAATTTATGGAGTACAACCTTAACTATTTAGAGTGTCAAGGAGAATTCCCTCAAAATAATGAAAATTATTTTTTAAATGTTATTGAAATTTATTTGGATTGTATGGGTGAAATGTTACAAACACCTGATATGGGATATTTTTATCCCGACTCAACAAAGGTTGAGGAACATTTAAATTATAATGTATTAGGTAATTTATAATATGAAGATTAAACTAACAGAGAGTCAATTAAGTAGAATAGTAGAGGATAATCTACACCCTAAAGAAGAACGCTTTTTAAATCTGTTTTTTGAAAGGGTTAAAAATTTAAGACCTTTTGACGCATTAGATGTTTATTTTAGAGATTTTGGTTTTGATGTTCGTATGATGGAACATAGTAAAAAAATCTATGATTGGTTTAGATATACAATTCTTCCGAAATTGGGTGGGCATTATATGAATTTACACGGTAAACATAAAGGAATACATTCTCTATTTGATTTAGTTATTGAAAGGGAGTTAGATATGATAGTTGGTAGTGATAGAAACGGTTACCAAAAACTAAAGGCAATTATTAATTTAGATGAATTATTTCCTTGGCATTATCGTAGTGATAAAATGAAAACTTTGTCGGAGGTTGGTGATGGATTAATATATGACGCAGTAGAGGATTTATTTAGACAATATGAACCCAAAGAAGCGATTAGACAAGCTTCGATTTTAAAAGATAAAATGGGTAGTCGTAAGTTTGAGTCTGTCGATTCTATAGTTAAAGGTTTTGCAGAAAAAAATGGTTTAACTTTAATACCAAAACATAAAGGATATACATTTCAGAGGGGTGAAGAAACTATGGTTAGAGAGTTAATAAATTATATGAAGGATGTACCACAAAAAACTAAAAGAGGGTTTTTAAATTATATTGGTAGTCACTATGGTAGGGGCCAACACTCTACTTTTTGGAGTGCGGTTAATAAGGCAGGTATCATACAAAAGGTTGGTGGTGGTAACAATGTTACTTATGAGTTAGGTCCAAACTATAAAGCGTGGGAAGAAGGTAATACTGTCGCATTTTAACCATTTAACGATATTTATATAAAAAAGAATTATGGATAGAGCGGAACAATTGAAAATATTTGCTCGTTGTTTGGGAGATCCTATTTATAGCATTGAAACGTTTTTAAAGACATTTGATTTAACACAAGAAGGTATGGTACCTTTTAAGTTGTTTTACAAACAAAAAGAGATAATTAAATCATATGAAGAACACAATCGTAATTTGGTAACCAAACCTCGACAGGCAGGTGTGTCAACAACTACCGCAGCATATATTGCAGTTAAAACTGCATTTGGTGATCCAGATAATCCACATAAAGTATTGATATTAGCCAATAAACAGACGTTGGCGCAAGAATTTTTAAAAAAAGTTAAAGACTTTTTAGACCAAATACCTTATTGGGTTTGGGGATTAGATGAAACTAGTGATTATTTAGAAATTAATTCGAAGGGACACCTTAAATTAAAATCCAATGGTTGTGAGATTAGAGCGTTAGCAACATCTAAAGACGCATTAAGGGGTTTTACACCGACATTCTTAGTTATGGACGAGGCAGCCTTCATCGATAATGGGGCAGAAGTATTTGGTGCTGCTTTAGCTTCATTAGGTACAGGCGGTAAGATTGCTTTAATATCTACACCTAATGGTATGGACCCCTTATATTATAAAACCTATGATAAATCTAGAACAGGAGACAATAATTTCAATTTAGTGGAAATGAAATGGTATCAAGACATTAGATATAACAGAGGATTATATTGGGTTAGAGGCGAAAACGAAAAAGAGGAAAAAATTGAGTGTGATACTGTTGGTAGAACTAAATTACGTTGGGAATATATGGATAATATATATGAAACTGATGAATCTACTATAGACTATTATGAAGTAATGGTAAAAGATGGGTGGAAACCATTATCCCCTTGGTATGAGGAGATGGCTGCAGATATGGGTGACCCTAAGAAGATTGCACAGGAACTTGATGTTTCATTCATTGGTTCGGGAGGTAATGTGGTAGATGATGAATATATTACATATCACGAAGAAAACTTTGTAAAAGATCCAGAATTTGCGTCTGAAGTAGAGAAAAGTATGTGGATATGGAAAAAACCTGAAGTGGGACATAAATACATAATGGGTGTTGATGTTAGTAGGGGTGATGGTAAAGATAGTTCTACTATTGCGATATTAGATTTTGAAAACTTAGAACAAGTTGCAGAATTTAAACACAAACTACCACCAGATATGTTGGCAGAAATAGTTTATAAATATGGTAATATGTATAACGCATATACTGTGGTAGATATTACGGGTGGTATGGGTGTTGCAACAGTATTAAAACTTTTAGAAATGGAATATAAACATCTACATTATGATGATCCTAAAAGTAGAAAATTATCTGAAAAATACGCAAAAACCGCATATAAACAAGGGGATAAAGTACCAGGATTTAATGTTGGTAACACTCGTTTACAGATGGTATCTGAATTAGAAGAACATATTAGAGAAAATAAAACCATTATACGTTCACAAAGAATGATATCCGAACTTAGAACTTTTGTATATAAAGGTGGTAGACCCGATCATATGGAGGGTTATCACGATGATATCATTATGGCTTACGCTATGGCGATATTCATAATACAAACTTCTTTTAAGAAATTAGAACAAGTTGAGAAACAAACTAAGGCAATGTTAGAGAGTTGGGTTAATGTATCAAATAAAGAAACTAAACCTTTATTTAATGAACAACAACACGTAAATCCTTTTTATACAAATACACCCACCTATCACCCAAAACAAGCGAATAATGGTAATAATGATAATGGAGAATATAATTGGTTATTCGGAATTAAATAGTATTTAGATTTTTTAGATATTTATTATAATAGTAACAAAGTATATTTAATAAAATGGCAAGAAAAACGATATTTCAACAATTAAATGACTTATTCGGTCCAGAGGTAAACAGACCACAGAATAAGTCTAGATATTCTATAAATGATAAAGAACTTCTAAAAACTAAATCTAAAGAAGAATATGATTATGAGAAGTTAAAAAGACAACAAGATGCTTATTTAGCGAATCAATGGCAAAAGGTAGATAATGAAATTTACCAACATTCGATTTATTATGAAACAACAAGGTTAGCGTCTTATGCAGATTTTGAAGGAATGGAGTTTTTTCCAGAAATCGCAGCAGCTTTAGATATAATGATGGAAGAATCCACAACTCTAAATGCAGATAATAAAGTAATAAATATATTTTCTGAAAGTAGAAGAGTTAGAAGAATATTAGATGATTTATTCTTTAATAGATTAGACATACATACATCATTACCAATGTGGACAAGAAACGTATGTAAATATGGGGACGATTTTCTTTATTTGAATATTGATAGTGAAGATGGTATTACTGGTGTAAAACAACTACCTAACATAGAAATAAGTAGAAAAGAAAATGCAGGTTTTGGAGAGAACTCTGTAAATGCGGAACAAGATAAATTTAATCCAGTTAAGTTTGTATGGGGACAAAGAGATATAGAATTTAATGCTTGGCAAATTGCACACTTTAGATTATTAGGTGATGATAGAAGATTACCTTATGGTACTTCTATGTTAGAGAAAGCGAGAAGAATATGGAAACAATTATTACTTTCTGAAGATGCAATGTTAATATATAGAGTAACAAGAGCACCAGAGAGAAGGATATTTAAAATCTTCGTTGGTAATATTGATGAGAAAGATGTACCCGCATACGTTAACCAAATCGCTAACAACTTTAAGAGAAGTCCTGTTATCGATCAGAATACAGGACAAATAGATACTAGGTATAATCAAATGGCACAGGATCAAGATTACTTTATTCCTGTTAGAGATGCAAACGCACCATCACCAATAGACACATTACCAGGTGCAACTAACCTATCTGAGATTGCAGATATTCAATATTTACAGAAAAAATTATTTACCGCACTTAGAGTACCTAAACCATTCTTAGGGTTTGAGGAAGCTAATGGTGAGGGAAAAAACTTAGCGTTACAAGATATTAGATTTGCAAGAACTATAAATAGGATACAACAATCTATGTTACAAGAATTAAATAAGATTGCAATTATTCATTTATATATTTTAGGGTTGGAGGATGAATTAGAAAACTTTACATTGACTCTGAATAATCCTTCTACACAGGCAGAGATGTTAAAGATAGAACAAACACAATTAAAAGTTACACTATATAAAGACGCAGTATCTGATGCAGGAAATGGATTTGGTGCGATGTCGATGACTAGAGGTAAAAAAGAAATCTTAGGTATGTCAGAAGAAGAAATCAGAAATGATTTAGAACAACAAAGATTAGAAAAAGCTGCCGCAGCTGAGATGGAACAAACTGCAACCATAATTAAGAAAACTGGTATATTCGATAGAGTGGATAAACTTTATGGTGACTTCTCCGCATTAACAGGTGGTGCACCTGCGGAAGGTGGTGAAGAAGCTGGTGGTGATATGGGTGGTGACACAGGTGGATTCGGAGGAGATACTGGTGGTGACTTAGGTGGGTTTGGCGCAGACACAGGTGGTGGTGAAGAACCTGCGGCGGAACCAGCACCTACAGAAGAATCAATTAAAAAAACGGATAATCTTTTATTAGAACAAGAAAAAAGAAAATACGAAGAAAAAGTAAAGAAGTATCAAGGAATATATCTTAATAGACTTATGGAAAGTTTAGATAAAGATGATAGAGTTTTCGATTTAGATGATGTAGAAAAGGATACTGAAATACTTAACTCTAAAATTAGTGACATAACAAAAGAAATCGATAATTTAACAAAATAGAACTTTTTTATAAATTTAGAATATTTATTAATAAAAAAGAACATGAATAATTTTGGTAATATTAAAGATACCTTTAAAAGTTTAGTTATAGAATCTGTAATTAAAAAAAATGATAAGGGTAAAAAACTTTTTTCTAAGTTTTTAAAAACAATCAAAGAAAACGAAACACTAAAGAATCAATACCTAATCTATAGTAATTTACAAAACACTAAGTTTGATGATTCTATTGAGGCGAGAGAATATGTTAAGGAAAACATTTCTCTATTAAAGACTTTAAACGAAACTCATATTAATAAGGGTAACGAATTCTTTTTAAAATTACTTAAAGGTAATAAAATAGTAAAAGAAAATGATTCTTTCTATAAAGATGTACTTTATTTAGTAAACACAGAAAAAACTCCTTCTAATATTAATAAGATAAATGAATCTATTAATAACATTATTAGAGTAATGTTAGAAAAAGAAGAGACTGAAGAATTTGTTACAGAAAGTATTGATTTACCACCTAGTGTATTAACAAAATTGGCGGTAAATAAATTCAATTCAAAATACTCAGACATTACAGAATCAGAAAAAGAAATCATTAAGACGGTTCTTAATGGTAGTAATGAAGATAAAGAAGAAACATTTAATAAATTAAAAAGAGAGTGTATTGATACTATCGATAATAAATTAAATGAGAATTCTGATTTGGATTTGAAGGATAAACTTTTAAAAGTTAAAGATAAATTATTAAATACTAATTTTAATTTAGATAATTTTAATTCGGATATAAGTAAGATTTACGACTTAAACGAATCTATAAAATAACGGATTAGGACCGTTATTGTCTACGGACAATTTATTACCCACTAAAGTTCGCTACTATAGTGGGTTTTTTTATACCCCAAATTTGACATTTCGCGACACAATCATTATAATTGTATTACAAACTTTAAAAATAACAATATATGAAAGAAATTATGAATGAAATTAGGAAAAGAAATCAAGTTAGATTTATTAGACAACTATAAAACTAAGATTGGTACAGTTAATAACAGAGAATCAAAAAGTCTATACATCAATTTATGTGCGTGGGGACAATTAGATAAATTAGATGAGAATATGAATTATGATTACTTTTTAAGTAACATAAGAAAAAAAATAAAACAAAAACTAAACAATTCTTTAAACAAAGAATTATTCCATAACCACAAATACATTGTGGATTTAGATATGAGAACTTCAGGATTATCAGTAGAAAAAAGAAGTTTTATGTCTTGTGAAATAACACTCTACCAAAAGAGACACCTTCCTTTAAACAAACCTAGAATAGTAGAGAGTACAAAAAAAATCATTAACGATGTCGTAACCGATTGTTTAGAAAACAATTCTGTTTTTACTTTCCACAAGAGAAAAAAGTAATTTTTTAACATAGTGATATATTTATAAATAAAGTATATCATTATTATGGAAATATTAAAAAAGAATGAAATAAATAAGAAAGGTATCCTTATCGAATATGATGCGGGATACATTTCTCCAAAAGATAATCGACATTTTATTAGTGAAATGACAAAACTATCCAAAGGGGAACCTATTATAGAGGAACCTTTGGTTGTTTATGCGGTTATGCAAAAATATGGGGTGGAAAACAGAAACGAAAGAGTTTATCCCGAAGCGATACTCAGAAGAGAGGCAGAAAATTACCTTAAACTTATTAAAGAGAAAAGAGCGTTAGGTGAGGCGGATCACCCAGAATCATCTATTGTCGCAGTAAGTAGAATTTCTCATAATGTGGTAGACTTATGGTGGGAAGGTAATGTACTTATGGGTAAACTAGAAATCATTATGTCACCAGGATTCGTAAATCAAGGAATCATATCTTGTGAAGGTGACAGAGTAGCAAATTATTTAAGAAAAGGATTAAAGATTGGTGTATCATCTAGAGGTGTAGGTTCTTTGGAAAAGGAGAGTGGTAAGAATATGGTACAAGATGACTTTGAGTTAATTTGTTGGGATATTGTTACCTCACCATCTACACCAGGATCTTGGATTTATAGTGAAGAACCTAGTAGAGAACAACAAATGTCAGAATCAAAATCTAAAGAAGAAACTTTAAACCTAAAAGACTCACTAAATAATTTTTTACTCGATTAGTAAAATAATTAACACTTTTAGGAAATATTGCATATTTATTTAGAAATGCACATTATAGTGCATAAATAATAATTTAATAACAAATTAAAAAAAAATTAAAATGGCTGAAAAAAAGAAATCAATCATCGAAGAGGCTTTACTAGAAGCAAAGTCTTTAGAGGATGCCTTAAAAGCCAATACAAAAGAAATGCTTGCGGCACATATGTCCAAGGAATTTGAAAGTATCGTTGAGTCGTCTTTAAAAGAGGAAGACGAAAAAGAAGAAGAAGTCTCTGAACAAGAAGAGATGGAAGTGGACGATATTGAAGTTGAAGGGTCCGATGATGAAGAAGAAGACGTTGACTTAGATGTCGATGATGAAGAAGAAGAGTCTGATGAAGTGGAAGACATGGAATTAGATTTAGATTCTGAAGAAGAAGAGTCTGATGAAGTGGAAGACATTGAACTTGATTTGGATACTGATCTAGACTTAGATGCTGGTGAGGGTGAAGAAGAAGGTGAAGATGTTGAAATGGATTTAGATCTTGAATTACCTTCTATGGATATGGGAGGAGAAGAAGTAATGGACTTAACAGGTGCGTCTGATGACGAAGTTGTTAAAGTTTTCAAAAAACTCTCTGACGATGATGAAGTAGAAGTAGTTAAAGACGCAGATGGTATTCATCTGACAGATAATGAAACGGGAGCAGAGTATTACATTAAGGAATCTATGGATGATATGAAAAAAGACATGATGAATGAAAAAGAGTATTGTTCTGAATGTGGTTCTGGATCAATGTATGAAGACGAATCTATGGACGAAGTTATGTATGAGATCGAATTGGATGAGGATTCTGACATGTTGGAAATGATGAAAGAAATGGACGATATGGAAGAAGGTACATACAAAGAAGGTTATCATATGAAAGAAGAGGAAATGGAAGAAGGTGCATACATCGATGAAGAAGAGGAAGACGAAAAACCTTTAGAGGAAGATAAACTACAAAGACACAGAAAGTTCGCTGGTAAACAAAGATACAGT